CAGTTTCACTCAGATCTCATCAGTAGACCAGATATTTTTCAATAGTTCTGATTTCTCATAATGAGGTCTCTCGTCGCGAATAAGACGACTAATCATAGGTAAGAGGTAAGTCTCACGAAGATTGGCAATCAGATTCTTGGCGAGTCTCCGAGCTGGAGCCTTCTTATCGATTAAAGATTTGAAGAACTCCTCCATGGGGATTCTCCCGGAATTAGCGAACATTGTCCAAATAGTCAATAGAGTAGTATTAAAACTACCTTGATTATAAAGAGAACGCCCACATATGCCCTTCGCCCAACGCACTCAACCAGAAAGAACAATACCCTTATTTAATAAAGAATAAAGGATATTAGCTCTTCCCATTAAAGTGTTCTGAGAGATGAACATTTTCCAGGAGATAGCCGACACGTTGGCACCGTTGTGTCCCGTGACTTTCGCAAACTCAAAAGTAGAGTTGGTAGCCACTACACTTTTTGACAAGTTGATAGCCAGGCCAAACCCCTCCATAACAGAGAGATAAGACATAGCAACCCGCTTATCAAAAATTACGATATCATCACCCAGTAATTCGTAGTTGTCGTATCACTTATTTGGAGAAAAATCCTTATAAGCAAGACGGACCGCGTACTGAACAATCAGGTGATGACACAAAGCTAGCATGGCCCATGAGGATAAAGCTCCCATTGGTTGCCCAACAGAATATTTAACAACATGAGTACCATACTCTTTATGTGCCAAGGTGTAAGACCGACCGACTAATAATTCCTTCCAGGCCAATGCCGCTTCCTTACCTAATCAGTAAGCAAGAACATCAACTTGAAGAGAAATAGGTAGGCGATCAGTAGCAGCACTCAAGTCATACCCAAAACTACATCCACTCTCAGCAACTTTTGTAAAACAACGTTTTACTCCAGCTTCCTGATCATGAGTACAATCATTAGGTAAAGACTTAAGAATAGAAAATAAGAAGTCGTGCAACGGTTTCATAGCTGACTGAGTCAGGCAATCCACCATTGCAAACACACGTACTTTCCCGGCTGCTTCCTCTTTTACAGAGAGTTGACCGACAGATTCCCCATCCCAACTCGGTTTCGCAAGTTGGTATCAATTAACGTGAGTAAACTTACGATGAAGTTCAACCACGAAATCAAAATGAAGAATAAGACGATCACCACTAAGTGATTTACAGAAAGTCTTAAAAGAAGATTCTAACCCGACCTGTTTCAACGAAACAGCATCAGTTAGTCACCCCAATCAAGAAGTCCGATAAATCGGAGAACTTTTCTCAATCTGCA